TAATGCTTTTTTCTCGTCTTTTACATACTTGTTATAGAGTTTTTTTATTTCTGGATACGCATCAAAGAAATCGTCGGCGTATTTCGCTTTGGGTTCTTTCGGAAGAAACTTCACGAAGCGGACGTAAAGAATCAGCTCCCGGACGTCCTGTCCCTTGTAGTTCTCGTATTTGGTGTCGCGGACGGCACCGGCTACGAGGAAATGATCGCCCTTGCGGCGCTTGAGGCAGAGGATATCGGCAACCGCTCCGTAAGCCTTGCACTTGACGAAGTCTATCCCCTTGCCATAGCCGTCCCGATAGACGGCAATGACAAAGGTGCAGGCGGACCGGCCTTTTTCCGTGGTGTTCAGGATCGGCTCACCGGTCAGGATACCTTCCACAAAACATTCGTTGAACATCTTACTTGATCTGAATGTTCTGACGCGTTTCGAGGTGCGCGTGCTCGATCATGGTGCCGTTCTTCAGGAGGCGCTTGATATCCGCCTTGCGCGGCTCTGGCGTGATCTTGACGAGACCGGGAGCGCTGGACATTGCCCACTCGATGAAATCATCGTCAAGCTCCACGGTTTCGGATTTGCGGTAACTGATTTTGACGTCCTCGTCCTGGTACTTCTCGCCCTTGGTGAGGTAGGAGAGGAAACGTGCGGCACGATCATAAGCACGTTCGGCGGTGGCCTGGCGCTTGGCAAGACGTTGTTTCTCGGCCTTCAGGGCTTCCGCTTCCGACTTGCGGTTGATGTAGTCGTTGCGGAGGCTGCGAATCAGCACGGCATAGTCGAGCTGAAGCTTCTCCATGCGCTCCATAAGCAGGGCCTCGCTGTCGAGGTATGCGAGCGGGACGCCTGCCTGTTCGGCGTCAAGCTGTTCCTCCTGGGGAACTTCGCGGGGCAGGCCGTCCGGACCTTCGATATATTTTTTGAGTTCGCCGGTGTCGGGATCGGTCATATCTTCGAGCAGGCGTTCGATTTGGTCGTCAAGTTGATAGATCATCTATTTCTCCTTCTTCATAATCTTCAAAAATATTGTACTGGCCGGGAAGGACGTCATATTCCATCCACCAGTTAAATACATCATTTGCGGCTGTTCCCATCCTCCAGGATCCGAGTTTCCCGCGGCGTTCTCGCTCTTTCAGCATCCGGTCAAATGCAAGCAGGTAGTGATGCTTGTATTTTGGCCATCGGGCGAATTCCTTTTCACGACCATGCTGCCTTGCCATTGGACAGCCGATACAGCCGAGGCGGTGAAAGCCTTCATCATACAATTCGCAGTAGTGGATTCCGTGAGCGTGGATGAATTCCCAGACATCTTGGTCGGTCCATTCAATTATTGGGTTTACAACGGTTTTATGCCTTTTGTAACACTGCTCGACAACCCGGCGTGTGTCTTCGTTGTCGTTTACCAGCACCACCCCCCCCGCCGGGTTAAAGTAAAATCCTGATTTTCAACAAGCTCCTTACCAGCCTTTTTTGATGCTATCGTGATTGGACCCTGATTCTTTGCTCGGTTTGTGGATTCGGCCCATCTGACGCCGGTCACCGTCATTTTTCCGTCGCCGCTGCTTTCTTTCAACTTATCGCAGCAATACCGGGTTATTCTTGTTGGCGGCATCAATTTTTCTGGAATCAGGTTCCACATGGTGATTGGCTTGCCAGCAAGCTTTTCATTCCTATATGTTTCAGGGTATCTGGGAACCTCGCGTTTTACGTCAGGGTGTTCGTTTTTGATGAATCGGACCAACTCAGGAGGATCAACGCTGGTCACGCGGTAAACAGCTTCAAATGGTATGCCCCCCTCAGTTAGAAGAGCCTTACAAACCACAGAGTCCTTGCCGCCTGAAAAGGCGAGGTGATAGGGCTCGTTTTTTGGCTGGAAAGCTTTTAAGCGTTCAATGCTTTTCTGAACTTTTTTCTCTAATTCGCTCATTCGCTGCCTCATTCCATTTTTCTACGGCTTCGGATTCGGTCGGGGACAGGTCAAAAGGGAGATGGCCGCAGGTGGAGCAGATCACTCGCCAGCCGTGCCGGGTATTGCTGATCCCAACGAACCAAAGACAGGGCCCAGTATATTTCCCTTGCGGCGCTCCGCATGAGGGGCACGGCTCCAGGGCGAATTTTGGCTTTGCACTATCCCAGCCCATAATCATTCTCTGTTCTGCCGGAAGCGAAGCTGTTTTACTCCGTTGGGCAGGTCTACTTTCTGGCCGGTGGCGGAAATGTAGCTTTTGACTTTCTGCCATCTGCCGGTTTTCAGGCGGCGGCGCTTTTCTTCCGGATTCCAGCCGCAGGCGTCGCAGCCGTAGCCGCAGTTCACAGAGGGGTAACACCTCTCGCATTTGCCTCTGCCCTCGCCGCGATAGATGAATACACATGGGGCATTGATGCCGCGTTTGAACGCTTTTTCGTATGATTCGCGTCGGCCTCTTTCGGGAGCTGCGGCAAGAGTGGAAACCACGGGCGGTAAAGCATTACTCAAACTTGATCGCCTCCCGGATCCGGTCGGCGGGGATTCCACCATTGCGGCAGATCCTCCGAAGCTCTGTCAGAGTCAGGTCCCCGGGATTCGCCAGTCGGCGGGCCGCCGTGCTCTCGCTGATCCCGGCGGCTTTACTGAGAAGGGGAGCTGATAGCTCGTAACCTAACAACAGACGCCGCATATCCTGGAACGGCGGGTCAGGCCTCTTTAGTCTCGGCATTGCCTGAGCCTCCATCCGTCAGCTCCTTGAGCTGTTTCTGCAGCTTCTCATACTCTTTGTTCCAGTACAGCATGCAGCTTCTCATACTCTTTGTTCCAGTACAGCATAGCGTCGCTTCTCCTCTCGATGTCCCGTTGAAGCTCTTCGATCTTCCTCTCGGCATCGGCCAGCTTTTTCTCAAGGTCGTGATTCTGCGCCTGGAACTCGCCGCTTTCTACACGAAGGTCATGATTCTCGCGATCAAGTCTGTACAGCGTCTGGCGAAGGATGTTATAGTCTTGTGCGCTGAGGCAGATATGGCCGACGGGGATCTGGACGAGCTGTTGTTTTTTCATGGGGTTCTCCTTTCTCAATGTGTCCGAATTATTGGACAGGTTTTGTGGTATTATCTGACTGAACGGGATGGCTCAGGAGATAATCAATGTCCACGCTGAAAAGAGCGGACATCTTTTCTAGTGCGTGCTGAGGGATGTTCCCTGACTGTTCCCAGTTGTAAATGGTTTTTCTGGTGACTCCGAGATGTTCTGCCAGATCTTCCAGGCTCATCTGGTGCCGGGCACGTTCTGCCGCGATGTTGGGATAAACCAAATCTTTTCCTCCTTTCTGCAATTACGCGTTTTGCGTATCGCTGACGCTATTATAATACGCGATTCGAGAAATAGCAAGTACAAAAATACGCAGTATGAGTATTGATTTTTTGGTAAAAATCACTCAAAGCGTGTAATTTTTTGTTGCTTTTTTGCCCAGGTTGTGTAATAATCAAGGAGGAAGGGGGTAGAGACGTGAACAGACTCAAAGAATTACGCTTAACACTTGGGTGGAACATGAAAAAGGCAGCGGAAGAGATCGGGATTCCCTATACAACTTATGTAGGATATGAAAAAGGGGATCGGGAACCGAATTCCGAAATGCTGATTAATCTGGCCGATTTCTACGGGTGCTCAATTGAGTATCTTCTTGGACGAAGCGACAAAGCTCAGCCTGATATTGAGACTGAGCTGGAAGATGCTATGCAACTTTTGAGAGACCGCGCCGATCTGCGGGCCATGCTTCACGCCGGAGCGAAGACGAAGCCGGAAACTGTGCAGAAGGTTATAGAACTTTTTGAAAGTATGAAAGAGGGATGAAAAGATGACGCTGCCGCTTGAGAATGCGGATTATTTTATTCATTTGTTGAGGCTGCCGGATAATGTGAGGGGAGCTGTCCGGCTGAATTCGGATGGGACATTCTCTGTTTATCTGAACCCGGATTATAGCCGCGAAGATCAAATTGACACCTACGAGCACGAGCTTTGGCATATTATCCGGGATGATTTGTTTGGTGAAAAAGATGTTCTGACTCTTGAATGGAAGCGGGGTGCGTGAGGTGGAAGAGAAGAAAGACTTTTTCAGCGCGACGAAGAATTACCAGGGCGCGATTGTCGGCGGGCTTGCGATGGTGGCGGCTGTCGGGCTGTATCTCGCCGGTTACAGGTTCGGGGAGCCGATCACGGCAGCGGGGATCGGAGAGGCGCTTGCGGTGCATGCGGTGGTGCTGCTGGGAGTGTATTTCCTGTTTCTGATTGGGGTAACGATTTACAGCACGGTCTTAAAAGACCTTGCATTTGCGAAATATCCGCTTGTGAAGGCGCTTCTTCTCGTTGTGCTGATGGTTGGCGTCTCGTTTCTGCTGCGGATCTGGTTCGGCGCATGAAAGAACCAACTCCGAAAATGCTCCCATCTGGTAACTGGCGGGTGAGATTGCGTCTGGGCGATGAAGACCTGAGCGTCACAATGCCGACAAAAGAAGAATGCAAGGCCGAAGCGCTCCGGATCAAGACCGAGTACAAGTTGGGGAAACGGATCACCGCGTCAAAAGAGGCGAGGGAACTCACGCTGAAAGAAGTGCAGGACAATTACATCGCGAAAAATAAAGCTGTTCTGTCTCCGTCTACGCTGAGGGCTTATAAAATCTACGCAAAAACGCGGTTCCCAAAGTACCAGCAGACCAAACTGAAAGACCTGGACTTTCAGCAGGTGATTGACGACGAGCTGGATCTGAAGAGCGAGAAAACCGTCAAAAATGCGTGGGGGCTTCTCCGGACGTCCTTAGAGGCTGCAGGCTATCCGGTGCCGAAGGTCCGGCTGGCTCCGGTGCCGATTAACGAAGTTAATTTTTTGCAGCCTGAAGAAATCACTCCATTCTGTGATGCCCTTATCGGCAGAAGCTACGAGATCCCTGCTCTGATGCTCCTGCACGGTCTCCGCCTGTCTGAGATGCGCGGCCTTACCTGGGACAATATCGATCTAAAAAATGGCGTTATGACCGTCAAGGGTGCGCTCGTCCGAGGCCCTGACGGCGATGTGAACAAGAAGCAGAACAAGAACGCCACGTCGACGCGCCCGGTGCCGATTATGATTCCGCGTCTCTTGGAACTTTTGAAGGCCGCTGACGGCAAGGAAGGCCCCGTGGTAGTAATAGGGGCAGGGACGATGCTTGACGACGTTAAACGGGCCTGCAAAAGGGCAGGAGTGACCGAAGTAACCTGTCACGGCCTGCGACATTCGTTTGCGAGTCTGTGTTATTACCTGGAAATACCAGAAAGACAGATTCAAGAATGGGGAGGCTGGAAGGATCGGGCAACTCTGCACCGCATTTACATCCGGCTGACTGCAGCGGGCCAGTCTGAGGCACAGACCAAATTCACAAGCTTTTTCGGGAAATAAAAAAGCCGCCTCAATGGGCGGCAATTCGTGGTCATTTCCGTGGACGTTTTCGTGGTCAGAAGTGGGTTTTTGACTTCATTTTTGACGGCGTGGCGTCATTGCTGACGGCACCGAAAAATGCTTAAAAGACCAGTAAAATAAAGAAAAGTCCCTGATTCTTGACGAATCGGGGACTTGGTTATTTTGGTGCCGGTGGTGGGACTCGAACCCATCTTGAAAAC